ATCAGGACTTTGCCGATAAGAACTGCTACGGTTGCCCGTGCTTCAGGCACGACTGGCTTGTCGGTGCGATCTACTGCAGAAGGAAGCTTGATAAGCTTCTCTGCGAGAAGATTGATCCTCCAAAAGATTTCAGGTCAGTAAAGGGCTCGTGAGAAATTCATTACCTATAATGGAACCTTTAACATTTTTCAAAAGGAGGTAACTTATGGGATTGATATTTAGAAGAAACGAATCGGATGTTTGGAAAAGCCGGTATGACCGCGAGTCGTGCGCTGATTATCCTGGTGTCGGTAAAGTAACGCTTGATGAGATGGCAACACACGCAATCAAGCATCTGCGGATTACGGACAGGCTGGATCCGCGCAAGGTGGCACTCGCGGCACTCTGGTCACAGGACATGCTCTTCAAAGTAATTGACGAGCCCAAAAAGAAAAATTGGAAATATTAGTTCCGATGGTAAAGGCTCGTGAGAAATTCACGGGCTTTTATTTTTTGCTTTTTAGTAGTAGAAGGCGCCAAAAATTTGCCAATTATTTCTGACAAATAACTGACATTTGCCAATTCCGTGTTCAAAAATGTGATGTAAATGTGATGAATATGTGTCCTAATTGTGTCCAAACTGTGAAAATTTGTCAAATAATTTGCCAAATGTCAATTATAGAGTACTTTTTAAAACTTTTTTAGAAAAATTAAGTATTTTAAGCGTTTTTATGACAGCACATATCAAAAACTGACAAGTCTGCTAAAATTCGCGAAAATTTCGTGCCCTATAATAGAGAGGAAGAAGAGATACTCGCATTGATATTGCGATATGCTTTTCTTCCTCTTTTTGTTTTCTAAGAAAGGGGAGTTTAGCAATGGCAAAAGAAAGCGACTTTCAAAAGAAACTTAAGGATGAAATCAAACGACGGTTTCCGGGTTGTTATGTGCTAAAGAATGACCCTTCCTGCGTTCAAGGAATTCCGGATCTGCTTATTTTGTATACAGATCGTTGGGCGATGCTTGAGGTTAAGAAAGATGAAAAAGCTTACAAGAAGTCATTAAAAGACAAACCCAATCAGGCTATTCACGTCAATCGGCTTAACGTCATGTCTTTCGCTTCATTTATATTTCCAGAGAACAAGGAGGAAGTTTTAGATGCAATGGCACGATCATTCGAAGCTTAGAGGAAAGCATTCTCTTTTCTCACCGAGTCAGCCTGGATACGTGAAACTCTCAGGTGAAGAGTTCAAAGCGAGACTTGTAACAAAAGAGAAGGCCGGTCTTGGAACCGAAATACATGACTGGTGTTTCGTACGAATCAGCAGGAGACATAAGGTCAACAGCGTAAAGGAACTATCTAAGTCAATCGACGAATTTATATTTGACAGATACTTTAACCGAGATTATGGTTTCCTGTCACTTGAAGGTCGGCGCCTCCTGAGCGCGCTATCGTATGTCGAAACCAAAACGTTCAATACAATAAAGTCATATGTAAACGACGCGATCTCATTCCGGTTGGACCCTGAGATCGCTCTTGTTTTCTCTGATAGATTTTTTGGTCATGCGGATGCTGTTGGCGTAGCTGACAAAACCATTCGAGTTCATGATCTTAAAACCGGTTCATCTCCAGCGCATATCGATCAGCTTCTCCTGTACGATGCTTTTTTGTGTCATGAATATGGTCTTAATCCAAACGCTTACACGCATGAACTCAGGATCTATCAGAACGATGATATTTTGATTGGCAATCCTGACGGTTCAGACGTCCAAGCCGTTATCGATCAGCACTTGATATTTGACAAGATTCAATATTCATTTGAGGAGGGGTAAGGTTCGATGCAAGAGATGGTGTTAACAGAATCCGATATATTGGATCTTGATCTTATTGGCATTGATATTTCAGACGTTGGCTTCGAGCACATCGGAACTCCCCATGAAGGTAACATACCGCATTCCGGGAGATACCCATACGGATCTGGAGACCATGCATTCCAACGAGTTTATGAGTTCGCTGATAAATACAGAGCTCTTAAAGCCAAAGGAATGAAGGAACGTGACATGGCTGCTGAGCTTGGTGTCGTCAATCAGTTCGGCCAGCCCGATGTCAATCGCATGCGCGCTAGATATTCTAACGCGACAAATGCTGTTAAGTCCTACGAGCGGGCTTTAGCGCATCATTTATATTTTGATGAATGCAATCAAAATGCTTCTGAAGTCGGAAGACGAATGGGAAAGAGCGAGTCCACGATCCGGTCACTCTTAAACGAGGAGAGAACAGAAAGAGTTGGCTTAAACCAGAAGACTGCAGATGTCTTGAAAGACTATGTGGACAAGAATAGATACATTGATATTTCGGAAGGAAGTAACTTGTATCTTGGCGTTACGAGCAGCCGGCTTGATAATGCTGTTGCGCTACTTGAGGAGCAAGGCTATAAGAAGCAGACCATAAAGATCGATCAGCTCGGAACCACGAATAAGACAACTATTACAGTTCTAACGCCGCCAGACTGTGACTATGCCGAGTTAGCCGAGCACCGCTATGATATTCGGTTCCCAAGTCAGGATCCACATATCGTTGATGACAGCGGTGAAACCCTTGGCTTTGGAATGAAGCACCCGCTTTCGATCGATAGCAAGCGCGTTTATATTCGCTATAATGAAGAAGGCGGTAAAGACAGGGAGGGCCTGATAGAGCTTAGACCCGGCGTTGAAGACTTGTCTTTAGGCGGAGCCAATTATGCGCAGGTTCGAATAAATGTCGATGACAAATACTATCTTAAGGGCATGGCTAGATATTCCGATGACGTTCCACCAGGATACGACATTATATTTAACACTATGAAGCATAATGACCTTCCAATAGAAAAGGTCTTTAAGCCGCTTAAGAAAGTAAATGAGAATGATCCGGACAGCCCCATAAACTGGGACAACCCATTTGGTTCTGGTAAGATCACACAGCTTGGCGAAGTTGATGCCGACGGTACTCTAAAGAGAATAACCTCAGCATGCAACATTGTTCGAGCCGAAGACGAATGGGAGACTTGGAGCAGGAATCTTCCTTCCCAGTTCTTATCAAAGCAGCCGATAGCATTGGCGGAACGTCAGCTAAAGCTTGCCGGTGATGATAAGGAGCGAGAACTTGAAGAAATAAACGCTCTTAGTAACCCGGAAGTTAAGAAGAAGTTCTTACTTGACTATTCCAAGCAAGCCGATGCGGCTGCAGTTGAATTAAAAGCTGCCCCGTTCCCTGGTCAGCAGACCCACGTCATATTACCTTTCCCTGAATTAAGTGACAACGAAATATACGATCCAAAACTCGAAGACGGTACTCGTGTCGCTCTTGTCAGATTCCCACATCAGAACAAAGGTGAGATACCGGAACTTACGGTTAGGAATACCGGATCACCGGCAGCAAAGGTTCTTGGTAATAGCTCTGATGCTGTTGGGATCAACATGACTGTCGCTGACAGACTGTCTGGTGCAGACTTCGACGGCGACACAGTTCTTGTGATACCCTTATCCAGTAAGGTTCGTATTCAAAGTGAGCCGCAGTACTCGGGTTTAAAGAACTTCGAGCCAAAGGAGAGGTATAAAGAGTATCCGGGTATGCGCGTCATGACTGAACGAGAGAAACAGCTTGAGATGGGTAAGATCTCAAACCTCATAACAGACATGACGATGCAGGGAGCATCTAGAGAGCACATCGAACGTGCTACAAGGCATGCTCTTGTCGTCATCGATGCTGCGAAACACCACTTGGATTGGAAAGCTTCTGAAAAGATCGAGAACATTCAGGAGCTGAAAGATTTGTATCAAGGTGGTGGGGGTGCATCAACAATCATCTCCCGTGCTAAGTCTGAGTACCGGGTTGACCCGAGGAAAGACTGGTATCCTACCAAGAATTCGGTTGGTCCTAATGGCGAGAAGATCTATACATCTGACTTGTATAAGAAAGACGGATCAAAGAACGATAACGCCTGGAGTCTTACAGCAAGGCTTAAAGGGATACCGATGAATGACGGCACTCTCGTTGACGTGAAGACTGAGCGCAAAAAAGGACAGCCGGAAAGACTTTACTACAACGAGACAGATGCTGTTACTGGTAAGAAGGTACGACATTACGTTACGCGAGATGACTTCCCGGATGACATCGAAACTCTAAAGGAGCAGAGGAATGTTTATCTCAATAGGGATAAGGAGAATGGGAGTCTATATTATCTGAAGACCGACCCATCTACCGGTAAGAAGGTTCGTAACTATGTAAAGCCAGAAGACTTAGCAGGGGGCGTCAAAGAAGAACCAAGACGCACCAAGTCCACGTGGATGGCAGAGGCTAAGGATGCCTACGAGTTAACGAGCGGGGGGTCACGTGACAAAATTGTTTACCCCATAGAAGAAAAGTATGCCGAGTTTGCTAATCGAATGAAAGGTTTGGCGAATAAAGCTAGACTTGAATACATTAACACGGCGACATACAAGGTCGATAAGGGGGCTGCCCAGGAATATGAAGACGCCGTTAAGTCTTTGAACGAAAGATTGATTGCCGTCAAGATGAATGCGCCTCTTGAACGTCAGGCTCAGCTACTTGCTAATAGGCATGTTGCTATGGCTAAGGAGGCCAACCCCAATATGTCTACCGAGGAGATCGGGAAGATTAAGGGGCGTATGATCACAGCATCAAGAGAAGTCCTTGCGGCGCAGAGGAAGGAGAAGATTAAGCTAACAGCACGCGAGGTGGAGGCCATTCAGCATAACGCCATCTCAGCTTCAAAGCTTAGAGACATCCTTGATCATGCGGACAGTGATGATCTTAGACAATGGTTCACACCAAAGAATCAGAAGACGATCACTCCAAGCATGAAGTCTCTTGCCCAGTCAATGGCTGCATCTGGATACACGTTTGCCCAGATAAGTGAACGATTGGGGGTATCACCAACGAGTGTCAATAGAATACTTAAAGGAAAGGAGGGGTCCTAATGGGGGATTGTGTCCTCACTACCATGGACAACCCATGGAATCCGTTTACCCACCCCAAAGAGTGGCTGGCATATGACACAAGGCATGGATACAACACGAACCGTTGGATTGCCTTCTTTTCTCGTGATTCATCTAAGTTTGATGATGAAATGCGTGACAAAGAGATTGAATATGCAATGAATAAAGTTCTTGAAGTTAATCCATTTGGACTTCATATAAAAGTCTATAAGAACGAAGCTTCTAAGTTAATTCCAATGGCAAACAAAGCATACAAAGAACTTGCTTCTGCTTGACGTCGCATTGTATGTGATGTGATT